GGTATATCTTCAAAAGATATTTTGCGTTTCATGTAGTCATCAACTGCATCTGACTTCTGTGATATGCTTCTGCGTTTACATATGTCCTTCAAAGATAGAGGTTTTCTAAGACCACGCAGTAAAATGTATTCCCCTATCATTGTATCATACAGTCTGCCGTTGTATTTGAATCCTGACTCCAACAGCCAAACTAAATCGAACTTAATATTGTGACCGACAAGTAGTGTAGTCTTGTCTAGTATATCTTGAACTGCCTTGTGATTAGATTGTATATCAAAGCTCTCGTGATTGTGATTAAAAAAATAATACTCATCATTGATACCAATGCTAACCAGACAGTTGTTTGGATTGAATGGTAGTGGATCTACTTTGCCATCTACAATCTGAAAGCTGGTCTCTGCGTCTAAAACTGTAATCATTTTATTCTCCTAAAAATTAATCTCCATATCCAAGATCTTAGTATAGATATGCATGTAAATATTATAGCAATACCTGCACTATCAGGCAAACTTGGATATAATCCAAATACAGGAAAAATTAGTAATTGTAATAATGTTGCTAGTAAAAACCCACTGCCAACATCTATAAAACTTTCTATTAAACTCCGCACATACCCTCACATGCGTTATCAAACATATCTAATTGGTCCTCTTCTGTATTAAATTTAACCTCAGATAGCGGCTTACAAGTCTTATGTATAAATAGTTTCGCTTCTTTGTCTCTTCCAAGGTTTCTTACTTTTACGTCTGTATCAACGGCATCAGCAAATTCTTCAGGGTGATTCTTTTTAAGGTTAGCCCAGTATTTGTCATCATGAAATGGGCACATATTACATGCACTTTTCTCTGGCATTTTATACCCATGCTCTTTCATCCAATCAATGCAATCTTGCCTATTCATTGTCTCTTCAAGAAGAGGCCATCTGTTAGTTATGAACTTGTCTCTGGCTGGTTTTTTTCTGGCAATTTCATCTGTAGATATGCCTATCCATTGCTCAACAAACATATCTTTTTTTACATGCTGATATCTTTTTAGCCCTAAAAGATCCCTAATCTTTTTTCTTATAACTTGAATTTTGTAGTCATTTGTGCACTGGCGCATGACCATACCTTTCTTTCCATTCTTTAGAGTATAGAAAGGTGCAGTAGGAAAGGTATAACCTCCAGTAGTGGGCTTTAGCATATCCTCTTTTATGTTTCCTTTTGTTACTGTGTACACAGGAAACTTTAATATACCCTTTAGATACTCTAAGTATTCGTATATATATTTGGGTTCATTTTGTGTGTCTGCAAAAATAGCACAGGTAGGCATAGGATCTATGAGCCCATCATTTGCCATTAGTGCCATAGTGCTAGACTGTACGCCTGCACCCAATGAAATTACTGTTAGCCTCATACTCTATACCTCGATAGTTGTGGTTCGATATTACAAGTTATCTCTCCGTGATATCCTGATATCTTATTCTTACTTATACACATAACTCTAGTTGTGTCTAAAGAATCTAGTGTGCCATGCTTACCAATACCTATAATTAAATCTGCCTCTGCAGCTTTACCTGTCTTTGAGTTTTCCATCATGTCAAAAGATATTCTAGTCTTACCATGTGCATCTGCTGATGCTTGTGATATTGCTATCACGCAACACTCGTGCCGTTTAGCTATCTCTCTTGCTCCTGTGTATACAGCTCTTAGTTTTTCATCTGTCCTACTAAAGTTGCCAGACATATTAACCTTATCTAACTGGTCAATGATAAGAATATCGGGCTTGTGATGCTTACAAAAACTATCGACATCGTCAATAGTCCAATCAACAGTATCCAAAAGTTTAACATTATTTTTTATCTCCTTCCATTTTTCTTTTGCTAAATCCATATTGTCTATGATCTCATCTCTAGTCATACCTGTGTGTGCATTTATAACTCTCATCTGTGTTCTCACTGCAGGCTCTTCGTTTATTAACGCACAAACTTTTGCACCTTGTGATGCAAAACCCTGCAAGCCACCAACAAGATTAACCCAGAATGCAGTCTTGCCAGACTCTGGTCTTGCAAATACAATAACTAAATTACCTGGACCAACTCCTGGAACTTGCTCATGTAAACTTGGCAAATTAAATTCAAACTTAGTTTGTATATCAAGTGAGTCTATCAACTCTGGTATGTCCTCTGTGACTGCCTCATGCTCGTCCGTGTCTTCGTCTGTGTTATCTAGTAACTGTTTGATTTCATTAAATGATTTGTCTTGCCCATTGAATATATCTGTAGCTATAACTGCAACTTTATGTGCTAAGTTTCTTTTGTATACTGCCTCGATAATATCAGATGCAACTGCTTCGTTTGGCTCTGTCTCTTTTTTTATTTCTTGTACTAAAGTTTCAAAGTTTAATTTAGCAGCTCGTGTAAGTGCAGGATTATATTTCTCTGTGTGTAAATCTATCAGCTCATCTATTGTAAGATCATCTTCATAGTCTTTGTGTGCTTTTTCTATAGTTGTAAAAAAATTACCAAGACCATTGCTAAATGTTGTCTTTGTGACTTTGCTTTTATTCTTTTCGTAAAAATTTTTCTTAAGTAGTAGCTTTATTAACTGTCGTTCTTGCATAGTATCTCTCGTATCTCATCTGGTTTAAAATATTTTAAGTCATCTTCTAACATGACCACGCTTGCCTTTGATGTATATCCTAATTCTCTCGCTATGTCAAATGCTTTTGATGTTGCGTCTCTGTCTAAAGCAACAATAATATTATCAAATTTATTTTGTAGTATACTTATGTATTCTGTTGGTAAACTTGTACCCATCAAGGCGACACCTGCATAATCATTTGATACTGCACAAGCTGATGCGCAGTCTTCTACGACTACTGCAGTGTCGCCACTACCACATATGAAAGGATAACTTCTACTACCATACACATACCATTTTGGAAGTACAGCAGAGTTTAATGATCTGCCAACACCGCCAATAATTTTATCCTTGTCATTGTGTATCATAAACACAACACGATCTCTTGCAGGATCATATCTAACATCCACCTTACCTCTTGTGAATGCAGTCATACAATTGTTGCGTTCTAAATAGTTTATACACCTGTCACTTGAATGTGCAGATGTAAAATTTTTTGGTGTGATAAAGTTTGCGTCTGTGTCTTTGTGATAAATATAATGCTCTATATCGTGCATAGTTTTCTCTGTGTGAAATGCACCTTTGGCATCACAAGATGCAGAAAAACAATACCATAATACTTTTGAATCTTCTTTGCTGATTGAGAATGTATTGTTACGCATACAAAAAGGGCAGTCCATTCTTATAGACTGCCCTTCATCTAAACTTAAATTTTTAATAACTTCTATCTGGTCTGTGTAATTCATGCAAATCCTATAACATATTTTTTTTATTCTGTCAATGATAAAGTGGGTGGGGGTGTCCGTAGGCCGCAATGTTTAAACGGCTTTTGAGTACTCAGACCTGCACCCCCATAAAGTGGGAGCAGGAACGACCAACCTGCTCCCTGATACGAACACTACCTCTCTAGCTAGCTTTGGGTTTTACCATTTGTTCGTACCAATATCTTTTGTGTCTACATTTAGCGTTCATCTATGTAGATAACAAAACTGTCTGCTTGGTCGCCATTAATAGAGTGACTCCAATTACCTGGACCTCTCCATCTTCTTACAACTCTTTGGTTAGTGCGACTGTTAAGATACTTTCTAACATTCTGAAAGAACTCTTCGCCTTCATCTGTATTAGGGACTCCTGCAAAGACATATCTGCCTTCTTGTAGTCGTTCTTGTGGTAGTCTATTGTAAGGTTTGGTCATTATAGTTCTCCTCTAGTTCTGTTATAAAATCATCAACAACTTGTGCGACTGAATCTGGTAAGTCCGCAACAAGTTCGTTATGCCAAGTGCCATCTTCATATTGCCAGTTGATACTCAATGCCCAACCAGTAGCTATCTTTTTTTTAACCTCACTCATCTGTTAAGTTCTCTGCTGGTGTCAGCTTTAGTTGATTGCCTTTGTACTGTAGCTCAACGGTATATAGCTGACCATTGAACTTAATCCAATCAAGAGTCTGTAGATTTATATTACGATACTGTTTCTTATTTGTATCAAATACAATCATAAACTCTTCTTTACTTGTCGTTCTATCTCCACCTCTCAGATGTTTCTTTACACCTAGCATACAGTTCATAACTCTATCTGAGCCATCTTTCTTAGTAAACTTTGCTGAAAAGATTTTAGATCCTACAAGTTTATGTAGTTCATCTGAAAAGGTTTGTCGTTTTAGTCGTTGCATTTCTGCCTCCTTTGTTGTTGTTAATAAGCGAGCGTGTACCGCAGTGCTATTTTAGAGATACGGTACACACTCTAGCGAGATGTGAAGAAGCCACTCTCCATAAAACCTAAAACTTTACGTTTAGTTTCTTAGTCTTTTCTGCATAGTACTATGCTAGATCAACTCCATAAGGCTTGTACTGGTCATCTCTATCTCTAGGCTTATAGGCTGACTAGTATTGCCATTCCCACCTAAAGAATGCTGTATTATAACATCATTGATAGTCTGTGTCAATGTGTTTTAAATATAACTGATTGTTTTTTCATTGACCAACACAGACCACAATCGGCACAACTCTTGGCTTTGCCTGTCTGTTCTGGACACACTATGCCTTTCTCTGCTATCTCTTCTGAGTTAGCTGATAGTATATCTCTGGTGTAATCTGAAAATCGTACTGAGAATCTATCCCATTGTGCTGTGCGTATTCTCTTAATCTCATCTCCTATGTCTGTGCCTGGGTGCCAATGTGTATAGCCCCAGATAGCAAGACCTGGAAACTTAGCAAGACATCTCTCCCAGAACTGTACATAATCTACTGAATAGAAATCTCCAAGCACATGAAGTCTTACAAGAAACTTCTCATGCTTCTTCTGTATCTCTGTG